AGTGTTAAATGCGGTGGACCTTACTAATCGATGAACAAAAAAATCTATATCACGTTTAGGATAATGGGTTGTATTTAAAAATGGATAATCTACCCCGTGACCTCCTTCTACAAATCCTATATCATAAATGTCTCTCCATTTCCACACTTTTTCATCTTCAAAATAAGTGGAATAACTAGGAATATTAGCCACAGTATCTGATTGACCATTTTCAATATAGTTAGAAAATACCCTTAGAGGAACATTATAGTGTGGTTTATAAACATAAGAAGGCCCTCCCGTAGTTCCTATGACTCCGAAAACCGTACTATTAAAGTTAAATTTATGTTTTATATCACTAATTGTTCTTTCTTTTAATTCATATTTGTTATATTCGGTAAAGGCTCCGCGTAATCGGTCTCCTACTTGTAACGGTTTACCTGAATTAACACTGGGATTAGTAGGTACAGGTAAAATAATCCCCGATATAGGTTGTGGGTCTCCCATATGTCCTCTTACTATTTGAGGGCTAATATTGGGGTCTGCAAAATTATAGGGATAATTCCATGTCCACCCATATCTAGGTGGGTAGTCAAAATACCCCCTATTATTTCTTAACATAACTGTCACATATGCGGTAGTTATAGGTCTTTTAAGATGGTCTAAATACTCCTTTACGTCAATGTCTTCTACAAAAGAATAAAGATAAGTAGGATATGCTACCTTTACACTTTCTCTCTCTTTACCATTAGGATTCACCGAACCATCTTGGAATTTGGTAACGTCTTTAAATACACCTTCAGCAAATGCAGCTTTATTTAAATTATAATCTTTAACATTAGTAATAATTTCATGTTCTATAACATAGTAAGATGAAATAGACGTTGGGTCATTCAATATTAATTGACGTTTTAAAACGCCTACCGAACCTTGGGGTATTGCGGGGCCTACCAAATTAACTGCTGGTATAAAAACTGAAAAAATGGTTTTTTCCGAATTTCGTTTTTGGTTACCAATACTATACACAGGAAAAGTGTTTATATTATTTGGAAAAGGGTAATTCTTAATTTTTAATACCACATATTCCCCAACTTTAAGTCCGTGGGGAGCCCCACAATTAATTTCTATTAATGTTTTACCCCCTTTACTAATGTTATTAATAAAGAAAGGAATTCCGTCTTGTGCTACAAAATTTAATATCTCTCCATACTCCAATGGTTGGTATACCATTGGTTGTTGAGCATTACAAGTGGCAGGAATAGTAATATATAAATTCCAGTTAGTTTCATCACTTACTGATTCATCCACATCATTACGTATAAAATCAAATTCTCTAAATTCTGGATACCCATACCACTGTAAATAATTAATATCACCCACACTATACAAATTATAAAATAATCTAGAAGCTGTTTGAAAAGCTTGACCAGAATAAGCATTATCTACATATGGTTGTAATTTCCCATAAAATCTATAAAGTGAAATATTCTGTCTTTCATCATTAAAGCGTTCAGCTAAATTTAAAGGTACACTTCTATCTCCTTCTATTAATTCAAGTGATTGTTGTTCTAACTCTATATTAATTTTTTGGTCTAGAGGGGGGGCACCCTTAAATTTCTTATCCGCAGGTATAATTTTTATATTTTTACTCATCTTCTTTTGGATTTAAATATTCATTTAATAATCTATCATAAGATGAAGCTCCTTGACGTAAACCAAAATAATAAAAAAGTGTAGTACCTAGTCTTATATCCTGCCGAGACTGTGGGGGTGGTAATGTAGTAGCAAAAACTCCCTCTGGAGGTGGTTGGCTCGCAGAAGAATAAAAGATTGGGGTGGTCCAATTACCATTGATGTTCCCCTCTCCATTGGTTGGGTCTGGAGCGGGATATAAATTTCCTTGTTGGTACCCAACCACTGCAATACACTCTGAACAAGATGTACACCCTAGTCTCCCCAAATTATAATCATTATCTAGATTACCAAACCCTTGTCCTGCTTTTTGCCACACATAATATGGAACTACCTGAGTATTATAAACACCAAAAGACCCACCTAACAAACAATTTATTAACTCATGGTCCCGTGTTAGTAAGGGGTAAATAGAGGCAATGGCCGTGACGCCTGCTCCCACCCCCGCCCCATAAAGGGAAGCCCATTTATTTTGTCCACCTCCCCCACCAGTTCCATAATATGGGTCATTCCTATCTCTCGTAAAAACGGAAATGCCTGCCATACTATTAGTTGCTAATAATTGTGCAATATCACCATCAATAACACGACCACGATATATTGGTGTTCCCATAGAACCCTTACGTTTATTACCTACATTTCTATTATAGGAAGCTCCAGGTTCTGCATCTGCTCCAAACCATTTATTTACACCTGACCACCTAAATTGCTCAAAAAATTGTAATCTTATTTTTCTTTCAATTTCTCTAGATAAGAGTTCCTCTGCATTTTGGTAACTGCTAGCCGTTAATTTATCTATATAATAACACTCTTTTACTGCGTCTGGATTATTTTGTGCACAAATTGTGGTTATACAAGGGTCTAAAGGCCCTAAATTACATATGGTTGTAGGATAATTAAGTCCACAGTGTGCTTGTGACGTAGACTCATTAGTGTGGGAATTCAAAGGCCAGTTCTCAGTTTCCCCATCAATTGCATTATTCTGATTTTCAAAACTGGCTCCATTATCAAATGGTGTAGACCTATAATAATAATGAACACTCTCATCTACATCAGTTTGTCTCCAAATTACCCTATCGGGATAAAAATAGGAGGGGTTGGGGATAACGGTTCCATCGTCTTCTAATTTTCTCCCTTTTTTAGCAAATTTAAAATGATAAAGAGTTCCATTAATCCAATTATTACTAAATTTCATATTAAAAACTCCTTGACATAATCCAGTATAAATGTTTGCTAATATTCTCCATTGGTTTAAAGATTTCCACATATCAAAAATATCCTGAAATAACCATTTACATACTTTGAAAAGTGCAATTATTAAATAAATAGCAAAAACAGGACCACCATAGGGTGGAGGAATAGCAGCACACCCAATCATAAACCCAATAACTGCAAATATTCTTTCTACTAACTTGGGGTCCCATGTTAAGACATAACATCCTGGTGGTTTATCAAACTTTCTTCCTCTCCAAAATAAAGCATTATTCTTAAATCCTAGCATTGTACAATCGGACACACTCGCAGGGTCATCACCAAATGCTTCTTGTAGTTTACCTGTACTTCCCACATTTTGCCATGTTGGGGGTAACCAAAAAGTATAGGGTGGTCCACACGTACAGGGTTCACAGTTGGGATAATTATATATCTTTTTAGTGATATAAAAGTTCTCAAATAAAACTTTTAGCATTGGTTTAAAGACTAGGATAGATAAGAGAATAAGCATTATTAATATAGCAATCCAATTTCCAATATATACGGCGAGCCCTGCGGCAAAGGGATAAATATATATCCATAATCCCATAGTATTTGCCCCATCCAATGCATAAGCAGAAAATTGTAAAACTAATAATAACCCCGCTAATCCGATAGCAATTGCCGAGAGAATAATAGTTATCATTTGAAATATTCGGGAGATTTGTTGTTGTGTAAAAAAGGTGGTCCCTCCTCTAAATGCATCGTTAATAGGAAATTCTTTTGTACTGTCTGTACACCTATTTTCTGCTGGTGGGTTTATAGATTTAATGCCTATAAATTTCCATCTATTATTAGGACTAAATGATGGGTCCGCACTGCTATCCACATTTTTACGATAGTTATCGATAAAACTTGCCACCGTATATACTGTATTGGGGGCAAATTCATAAAAATAATCTTCGCAGGTATATGCTGGTGAGTTTTCCCACGTCTTTGGTGCCCCCACCAATGGATAGTCCACCAATTTATCGGAAAAAGTGTAACTCGGAGAACTGTATTGTTGTTGGGTAATAGGATTATCATACAGCTGACTTGGGTCAGTCTCCTGTATATATTCTCTAATGTTGGGCACTAAATAACTTGCATTTCTCACATCACTACCGACAGAATCAAAACTTATTCTAAATCTATACTTTGCTTTTGTTGGAATTCCTTTTTTAGGGTCATCTGAAATAACTTGTTCTCCATATTCGTTGGTAATAATAAAATCTAAATTCATTGGTAGTTGGGTAACCCACGCTCCATTTCCATCAATCACTTTACCACCCTTTTCTAATGCAAAATATTCTAATTTAGGTGTACACCCATCTTCTTCAAATAAAATAGTGTGTCTCACCGCTTCTATTAAACCGGTTCCTGTAGTTAAATTACACAATTGTCCCTGATATTTAGCTGGGACCCCATTAACACTAACAAAATTAGAATCATCATCTGTAATTATAGAACCTAAAAAAGTTGCACTAGGTATTATTTCTACACCAGAATCTCGTAAATCAAAATCACTCCTAGAAATTCCAATTTCACATAAGTTTTCATCCCCCCAAAAAGGAATTACTTCTACTACTTTATTTTGGATGATTATTTGAGGAAGATTATCTAAATTCTCCGACGTTTTAAATTCTAACGCGCTTTTAAAATCAGTGGCACTTCTTCCTTGGTTAATAAAATGATATGGTCTCATAGAATAACATCCTATGTTACTAACATCTATACTAGCATGAATAGTTTGGGTACCGAGAGGAACACCCCAAATCATAAAATCACCACTTTCATTTGTCTTGGTGGTGTATTTGTAATATTTCTCAAAAATCTCTAAAACTATGGGATTATTTATAACCTCATCCGCAGTAAAAAAATTACCTGTTGCATTATGATTACACCCATCAGATAATTTAGGTAATAAATTATACCTGTATCCTTCCTCATTTTTATCTGTTACTGTTTTATATGGATATAACTCGGAGATAACTGGGTCATTTTCATCCTCCTCAGTAATAGGAATAAAAACAGAGATTTTTGCGTTGGGGACACCAAAACCACCATTAGCTAATGCTCTTCCAACTACAACGCCGTAATCGGCACACATTCTATTATAAACATCAGATTTGGAAATCTTTAAACTTAAGATTTCAAGTAGGTCAAAATCTTGTTCTAAACGTACTTGAATATTCTTATCTTCCTTTACTGTGGTTTTTATTCTTACTGATTTTGGCATAAAATATCTTTAACAAATAAATAGTTAGGGTATCAAAATCAAATTTAAGTCAGCTTACAAATATGTAAACTAATTATGAGATAGTAGTGTGGGTAGTAGTTTTAACTCGGACAGCAATATCCTTAGTTGGATATTTAACTTGGAAAGATTGATTTGGTTGGGCAAAAACAATTCCATCTATTAATTCAATTTGTTTGGTGACTTCATCTGCATATCTTTGAGAGACTTCATTACTAGAGTATTGTCCCCCTACTTTGTTATAAAGTCTTAAATCTATCAGATTAACTACACCATCTTGTAATGAAATATTCTTTGTTAATTCACCCACATATACATCTTGCCCCATTTCCTTATTAACTGGAGAAAAGAAATCGTTTACCGTATCTATAATATTAGTAATAACTTCTCCTTGATTAAAAGATGGTTGTATAACGACATCTATCTCTGCACTTAAATCAATTACTTGTGCAGATTGGGTTAGGATATAATCATTTAACATCCTATAATCCGAAAGATATTCTGCAATATTATACATCAAAGTATTACTTACTTTAGAAGTAAGACTTCCATCAGAAGAGTAAGATAGAAGATTCACCAATATTTTATTTTCTTCTTCTATAATTCCACATTTAGCGGGTGCACCAAAAATGCCTGGCATTCCATTAATTAAAGATTTATAATCAGTAATAGTGACCGCACGTTTTTGTGCAGAAAAATTAAATCCTACATAATTTCTTATTTCTTCCACTGTGGGTTGGTTAGCTCCCCCAATAGCGGCAGTTACATTATTAACATTTAAAGAATCAGAAACTGAGGTATTAATGTTGGAGTTGGGTCCATTAATGACAAAATCTATAGTTCCAAAACTGGTAATAGAATTTGGTCCTATATTGGTTGCTTTACCACCACCTACTCTATATTGAATGAATAGGGTTGTATTGGATTTTGGTGTTTGCCCTAAAGATAAATTATTCATATATTTACTTAAATCCATCGTATATCCCTGATTGGAAAAATCTTCCAAACTATCTTGTGCACTACTCGTTCCACCCCCTAATGTCAAAAAGAAAAATCCTTCTGGTGTGTATTCAGTTATAAACCGTTGGTCTACTGTTTTCCATTTCCCCACTTTTACTCCCGGCATATCTGATTTTTTAGTATCATCAATGATGAATACTTTATCTTCAGCTAACGCGTCTACTTCATACCATTTGTTTTGTGCAGTTAAGAATTCAGTAGATTTGGGAATAGCCTGTGTACTGGTTCCGTCTTTTTGGATTACTGCACTCACCCCTAATACGTTCTTTTCAGGTAAAAATATTTTTAAAAAGGGTAAAATGTCGGTATCGGTAATAGGTTTTCTAAACACTTTGGTAATACCATTAACTACCACTTCTCTTTTAGTAATATTATAACTTACAATAGTTCCATCTGAATTGAAATTAGGTTTTTTAGTTCTATTAGGAAACCCTGTGGAATCGTAAGGAATAGAAAAGTCTACATCATATATATTTTCAAAGACTTGTCCGGCACCTCTCACTTGTGAGCCACTCCGTAATTTACCTAAATACCGGACATCTTCTTTATCTCCACCCCCCGCTACTTGTGCTACGGGAACTGTTATTGTAAAATCACATACCCCTACTGAAGGCCGATTACCGGGAATTTTAAGACCATAGGTTCTTGCAATATTATAAAGAGAAGATTTCTGGTGTGCAAATTGTAAGACTGTCTCTTGTAAACTTCTATCTATAGAATAATGTAAATTATCTGCAATTGCCGCATTTAAATCGAGAAAAACAGAAAAGATAGATGCGTCATTAGCATTTTGTATTAACTCGGGATATTGTTGGTGTACGTAATTAAGTAATTCACTTCTGAGTCCAACAAAATCTCTTTCTGTATAGGATATTTTATTATTTGCCATCTTATAGGTTGATTATTACAAAGTCTTTAGTCTCAAATGCATTATTCACAATCGTATAGTCAATTCTTACTTTAGCTGTATGTTCTTTAGTACCTTGTCCAGCGATTCTGTAAACGCGTGGGTCATTATCTGCAACAATTGTACCCGGTAATTCTTCTGCTTCTAAAGCGGGCTCTACCTTAACTGAATTTAAAATTAAATTAGGTATATATTTAGATACTTGGTCTCTGATTTCACTTTCAATAGCGTCAAAGGTTGGACTGTCTAAAGGTTCAAAAATATATTCATATAACCGTGTACCAAAATCAGGAAGAAAATATCTACTCCCTTGACGTGTAAGTAAAAGATGAATTAAATCCGCTTTAATTTCCTCTTCGGGCGTCTCAGTTAATTGAAGGTAGTAACCTAAGTCACTATCTTGAAAAGGAAAATCTATTCCGTATGTCCCAAATTCAGGCATAATTGTTTTTATATAAATACTCCTAAAGTAGAATCTAAAGAGTTATTACCAAAACTTGTTTATTGTAGGTGTGTTCCTCTAGGTCTACACCCAAATTTTTAACAATTTTTTTTACTGTAGCTTTTATTACTTTACTATCTCCAGTAATTATTTCTATTTTTTTACTTCCAAATAAAATTTGGTCATTAATAAAACTCTCAATAATATTGTTTGTATCATTAATTTTGTAACCGTATAAATTTAGGGTTGGTGTCACGATTCCTCACTTTCTATTGTTTTATGTCTCTGTCCACAATGTGGACAACTAATCCAATTCTCAGTATTATCTAACGAGAAATGGTGGTCCCCTATGGTCCACCATTTACTACATTCTCCACATTTAAAGTGATATAATATTTCCTTACTTACTTTATGTAATTTCACTAATTTCTTTATTTTTTTTAATATACGTTGCCCCCACATCTATTTCACACTGGCCTCCTGCACACGCAAGTTCTCCCGTAAGGTTGGTGTTATCATCCAACTCAATAATTTTTGTTAAATCTAATTCTTTTAAACTTTTCATCATTTTTTCATAAGTTTCTTTATCACAATCTTCAAATGGTGCCTGTTTATATGTTCCTCCATTATATGGAAGAACTGATAAACCATTATAACATTCTCTATTTTCCCACATCCATTCACCTGCAAGGTCCCAATCTTCATGATTTAGTGAAACTGTTGCTGAGACATTGTGGGTGTTAGACCCTTTTCTATGCCCACTTTTTACCCATGATTTAGATACTTTTTTAACTCTTTCTAATAATTGGAATGGAGATTCTGTTCTCATAATTGCCCCTTCTGGAGCTTTTTGTGGTACAGAAATAACAGCAGTGTCGTGAGGTCTAAAATACTCATCTTCAATTAATTCATTATGATTATGAAATAAATAATGATAAATAGATTCATTTTTACCTACTCTCATTCTTCTAATATAATAGTCGTTATGCCATGCATGAATACCAGATGATGTTCCCAATGCTAAAGATGTAGTTCCTGCAGGTTTTACTGTTGTACATCTTGCTGCTGCATTGATATTAATTAATTTAGATACTCGAGTGTTTTCTCTTTTAACTAAACTTGCAGCTTTTGACATGTCATAACCCAAGACACTACCAGAACCTATACCTGTCATACTAATACCAATTAAAGCTTCTTTCTCAGTAGTCTCTTGCCATACTTCT